CTGGCATGGGTCCTTTGCTTTGATGAACTCATAATAAAACAAAAGGGTCACCCTTAGGGCGACCCATGTGCCTCTTTTTAAAGTGGCGCAGTGCTTGCTTTCTTGCCCTAAGGGCTTGAGGTTTAAGTTTCCTCTTCTGTGGTTTTTTACTGTGATGTTGCCAGTTAGGTTTATTCATCTCATGAGGTTAGTGTGGAGAATCCTTTTACTTTTTCAAATTTGAGAAGACTATCAAACTTATCTTCCATCCCAGTCTTGTGAGATATCACAAAGATATTAGCATCTTTGATCACATATTTGATGATCTTCAAGAACTCATCTGTTCCCATTCCATCAAGAGATGAATCAAACACCTCATCCATAACCAATAGGTTAGTATTGACAGAGTTTTTCATTCTTGCGATCTCCCTCCAAGTGAAGAGGAGGGATAGATCTATTCTCATTTTTTCACCCTCTGAAAATGAGGAGTATGAAAAGTCTTCATGAATGGGTGTTTCAATAGTTTCATTAAATTCTTCATCAAGTTTAAAGTTGATGTAGAAGTCCATCATTTGCAGATACTTATTAACCTGCTGGTTAATCAAGGGAAGATACTTCTTAATGATTTGAGATTTTACTCCACCATCTTTGAGAAGATTATAAGTGAAGTCGTAGTAGGAAATATTCTCTTTCTTATCAGCAAGTAACTTGTATGTATCTTGAAGACTTTCTCTATACTCTTCTAACTTCTCATGTTCAGTATTTCTGTTTGCGATCTGACTGGTAATAGTTTGAATTTCAGATTCCAGTCCTCTGATCTGTTTCTGAAACCCAGATATCTGAGTATTGTTTGTAGAAATGTCATTAAGTACTTTACTGATTTCCCCTGAGGTTTGCTTAAAAATGGACTCCCTCAACTCTTCCTCTTTAATTGCCTCTTGGAGTTTCTTATACCCCTCTTGCAATTCTTGTGCTTTATTTTGGGAGTCCTCAATTCTATTTACACGAAAGGACTCTTCAATATTCTGTTCACAGGTGGGGCAAACCCTATTGTCAGTGAAGAACTTGTGCTCCTTCACAATACCTGTAATCTTCTGAGATAGTTTACCTTTGATATTTCCCATCTCTCTCAACTTCTCTGTGGAGTTGGAGTAGTCTTTGAGTTCATTCTGCAATTCAACCAGACTCAGATTCAAGTTTTCATTATCATTCATCTTACTGCATTCTTGATTCAGAAGACTTTCAATCTTCTCCTCTTTTTCTTTGATATCACCCTTGCTCTTGTTCTCAATCTTCTCAATGAAATCCTTCTGCATTGAGACTTTATCTTTGAGTGATTCCTTTTTCAAGTCAAGTGTCTTGATCTCATCCTTGATCTGACGAATTCTACTCTTCACAATATCATTCATAGAAGAGAATATCTTGATATCCAACAAATCTTCTACAACCTCTCTTCTACTATTTGAAGGGAGTTGCATAAAAGGGATGAAAGAACTACTGCCCAGAATAACAATCTGGGTAAATGATTTGTAGTTCATCTTCAATACATTCTGCTCCAACCACTTCTGCTGATCCAGTGCAGAGTGTGATTGGTCTAGTGGTTCATCATCTTTATAGATTTTGAATACTGCTGGTTTGATTCCCCTCTCTACTTTCCACTTGGTACTATTGACAGTAAACTCAATCTCTACCAGACAACTCTTCTCATTTGTGCTGTTGATCAATTGCGCCTTGTTGATCTTTCTGAAAGACTTTCCATACAATGAAAATGTAAGTGCATCAAGAATAGTGCTCTTACCTGCACCATTAGTTCCAATAATCAGTGAGGTTGCACTAGTATTCAGTTTTACTTCTGTGAATTGATTACCTGTGGAAAGAAGGTTCTTCCATTTAATCTTCTCAAATATAATCATACTCAGTTTCAGGTGGAATCACAATGTCATTTTTAGTAATTATAGCATACCTGTGACCATGCATCTCACAGGTTTTGACCATTATATCATCTTCTATTTCAATTACGTGCATCTCTGGATATCCCATCTCCTCCAATTGAATAGAGTATCTTGTGGCATCATCTTCCTCCACAAACATATAAAGAACTTGCTCACCCTCATTATCTACAACAGAGTATGCCCCATCTTTTTCTTTCCCCTCAATTGTGATGATGTACATTATACCAACTCACAAGCCTCTTGATAAACTTCTCTGATTACTTTTTGAATCACAGATTTGTCAAGACTGACCTCTGCCTCATCAATATATCTATTTAATATAGAAAATGTATCTTCTGTTTGAAGGTCTTCATCATCATGATCATACCAACCAGTGAAGTTGAAGTTTTCAACAATTTTCAGTTCTGCAACACCTGCTGCATATAGTTTATCAATAAATTTTTCAAACTGTGTGGGATTGCTCTTGTTCTTTACAACTACCTTCACAATCTTATTCTCATAAGGTCTGGTATCAAAGAGTTGATAGTCAGTGTCATCAAAGTAGATGACCTTAAAGAGTTGATATGGATTGTTTACAGGTGTGTGTTCCATAGTATCTGTTTCAAACAGATGGAACCCCCTCTTATCATTTACATCATTCCAGAACATCTCATATGGATTTCCTAGGTAGTAGATTTTTCCATTATCTGATCTTGTATGATAGTGACCAGAATAAACCTTTTTGAACTTCTCAAATATTGAGGTATCCAAACCATGATCCATGACAACTTGTTTGTTGACTCTAAATCCATTGAGTTCAAGATGCCCCATAGCGCAGTTGCAACTTGTCTTTTTAATAAGATTGAGAGTTTCTTCCCTATTCTCTTCATTGATCCAGGGGAGAAATAGAATATCTAAATTTTCTACCTTAACTTCTTTTGCAGAAGAATAAACAGTAATGTTCTCATACTCTTTGAGTAGAAGATCTACTGCATTGATATCATTAGTATTCTTATAATATGCATCATGATTACCAACCATCAAGTGCATCTTGATACCTCTCTCTTTGAGAGGATCAAACATAACTCTCTTTGACCATTTGAGTGTCTTAAACTCTACACCCTTCCTACTATCAAAAGCATCACCCATGTGAATTACAGTAGTGATACCTTCTTTGTCTAGTGTTGGAAAGAATACATCATTATAGAACTGCTCAAAATAATCATGAAACAACTTGGAACCTTTACGTGCTCCATGGTGTGTGTCTGTAATGATTGCAACCTTTGTCATTGATAGCGCAGTTTGCTGTGTACAGCATCTTTGATGCTATTGTAATCTGAGTAGTTTCCACTGTCAAGGTCATTTGCATCAAAGACCTCATCAAAATCTGTCCTTTCCAGAATCTTGTTTTTAATTTCTAGTTGCTTCTTCTCTTGTGAGATCCTTCTTAGGAATGCATAGTAAATGATTTGAGTGAAGTAAGCAAAAGGGTTCTTGGATTTCTCTGGGTTAAAGTTATGGATATATCTTACACAATTTTCAATACCATCACAGATCATATCATCTTTGAACATATAGTTCACAAAGTTTGGTTTGTATGATAAGTGATTGGCAATCTTCAAGAAACACTCACCAACATACCTAGGGATCTGTGGTTTAGGTTCATCATTGAGTTTTGCTCTTTCTACATCAGCAGCATAGGCTTCCAAAGCAGCAAGAAACTCTTTGTTGTTTACATAATGCTCTGACTTCTTTGGTCTTGCCATGACTGTGTACTGATTAGAGAAACCCATAATGTTACTTTATCTGTTGATATTATAACAGATAGAAAGATAGTTGACAACCTAGTGAAATGGATGTAGACTAGGTTTGTCCAGGATGAAAGATAAGTTCTAGCTAGATTCGTAAAGCTTTTCTAGAACCTCTTTGGCATCATTAACAGATGAGAGATATCCCATCTTCCTATCTAATTTAGAATGATTAGTCTTGTTAGATTTACGTACATATTCTTGATAGTACAAAATCATCTCTATGTCCTCTGATTCAGACATAGTAAGGACATCTTCAAGATTAACAATAAACATATCTTCCTTGGTAGTCTTTAACCAAGGTTCAAATTTATAACCAGTTACTTGTCCTCTGATTGAAACCTCTTCTACTGTAATAGGGTTAGATATCAGAAGCATAGTTCTATCATCTTCCTCTGAGGCTGCTACCTTAGCAAAGACCTCATCACCACATTTAAACTTGATAGTGCAATAAAAGTCATCCTCTATCATGCACATCCTCCTTTTCTAATCTTTTATGTTGACTGATATGATGTCATAGTTGAATTGTTCTTGGACATAGATCTTCACTCTTTCAATAAAATGATTCAGTGTATAGTTTTTTCTTGACCCAATAGTTAAGTCATCAGCAATATCATATAGTTTTGCTTTGACCTTGTTTTTGCCTTTTCTTAGGACTCTACCAATAGACTGCAGATTACGAATCCTAGACTTTGATGGAGAGGCAAATATTACATTGTGAAGGTTTTTGATGTTGATGCCAGTGCTGAATGTTCCATAAGATGCAACAATGATTGCATCGCTTTCTGTTTCTGTAATTGCTCTTACTTGTTCTCTATCTTCAGCATCTACACCACCATGAATAAAGAAGACTTTTCTGCCTTCCTTAACTTTTGTATTTAGCATATCAAAAAGCACAGCACCATGTGCTTCTACTCTGCTGTATAGAATTAGAGTGTTTCCTTTCAGATCATTAGCAAGATTTGTGATGAATTTGTTTCTCTTTTCATTATTAATCAAGAACTGAATCTCATCCTCATATGTGTCAAACTTTCTTGGTTTGTACTTCAATACCAGACATTGAATATCAAGAGTGGCAAGGTGTCCTTCATCAATTAACTTCTTTGTCTGAGTAACCCTATAAGAGGGTCCAAAGAGACCTTCTAACACCCACTTATGGGTCTGTGTGCCATCTAGTGTACCTGTGAATCCATATCTATATTTTGCATGATGTAACTTATCCATAATACCAATGAGAGACTTACTCTTAAAAAGGTGCGCCTCATCACCAATCACCACATCATACTCCTCAAAGAAGGTTCTATCTAACTGGTAGACAGATTGCCAAGTGGTGATAGTTACTTCACTAGTATTGACTCTTTCTCTACCTGCATAGATTCTATGGCAGTGGTTCTCTGCTGCCCATCCATAATCCTGAAAGTCCTTAAACATCTGTTCTACAAGAGATGTTGTGGGAACTACAAGAAGAATCTTCTTTCCTGCATTTACAAAGTATCTCACAATAGTGTAAATCATAAATGACTTACCTGATGCAGTAGGTGAGATGAGTAATTTTCTATTGTATCTCAATGCATCATGCACTGCTTCAATCTGATAGTCTCTGGGTTGTAAGTGAGTGATAGACGCCATAAAGTCTTTCACTCCCTCTTCTGAAATCATTTCATTGACTTCAAAGGGGAGACCATAGAACTTATTAGGTTCAAACTGATATGAGTATCCTGCATTCTCACAGAACGCAACAACTTTATCCAAGAGACCCACATAGATTCTCTTGGTCTTCATATTGAATAGATGCACATATCCATCCCAGTACTTACTTCTGTACTGTGGCATGAACTTCTT